AGAGGAGTACAATTTACAAGTGGTCAAATTAAAATGCAATCTACCTATTCTACCAACAGAGTATAAAACTAGATATGAAGTTGAAGAAGTAAAATATCCAAAGAAAGCATCCACTGATTCTTCATTCTTCAATTTTGGTCCCTAAAAGAAAACTAATTTAAAACATAGATGCAATTCAATATCAATGAATGAACCACAATGTCACCTTCAATACCGTCAACAATACCAATCATACCTTTCACATGTGTAGTGAATATATGTAGTTTAATGAGTGTAGTGTGCAATAAAAGTGAATATTTATTTCCTGCGAATATGGGTGCCTTATTTGCCGGTTCTCTAATGTCCCAAGTCTATCCTAAAAGGATAGCCACTAAATATAATTTATCAACTACAACAGTAAAAGTAGGAGATATATTTTTACATTGGTTACCAGTGATTTATATGTATCACAATACGAAACACATACGAAAGAAACATCTTATATTTTCATCAATATTCCCCATCATATATTTTCTTTCTCATGTAGAGAATTCGAGACAGATAAGTGTTAAGCATACTATTAGTAACTTGCAAAAGACTTATCCTGGTGTTCCATTGTATGTATTTTCTTTTTACTACGTAGGAATATTATGTAGTAAATATCCTCATAGATACTTGAAAAAACAAAAACATCTAGCTAAGCAATTACATTTCCATTAATAGTTCATTAAATTCGTTATCAGATATCAAAACATGTGGTTCATTTTGCATTAACATTATAAATGCATCTTTTAATGTTGGTGGTATGTCTTTTAATTCAGTGAGATTTTTAACATTGATTGAACGTAAATTATCTGATTCTATGATATTTATAAGAGATTCAGGCAATTCTGTTAAAGGATTTCCACTGATATCTAAATCTTCTATATTTTGTAGATTACCTATTGAGTTAGGTAATCTATTTATGTAAGCATTACTTATATCTAGGTGTGTCAATTGACTCAATTGTCCAATTGCCTCTGGTAATAAATCAAAACTTTTTTGGTTTTCATCATGTTGTTGATCGTTTAGATTTAAAGTTCTTAGCTGTTGTAAATTACCTATTGTATCGGGTAATTTCGTAGTAATATTGTTGTATCCTAAATGCAGTTCTTCAAGATTTTTTAATTGTCCCAATTCATCGGGTATTACTTGTAAAACAATATTTCCGTCAAGTTCTAAAATTTTTAAAGATTTTAATTGATTAATTTGTGATGGAAGATTGATTAATTCATTAGTTAAAATTTTCAATTCAATAAGATTATTTAATTGAAATACTTTTGATAATACATCATATATGTTTTCATCGTCTTCACTATCATAGTCAATAAATAGTTTTAGTTCTTTTTCTTTTTCTAATTGTTCAAAGTTTCTATTTACATCATCTAGAGTATACACTATATATCTGCCATCTTCATCTTTTTCTAAATCAATTGGCAACAATGTGCTATCCCAATTGTATCTATTCTTTAAATAATCATCAACTTTACTTAGTAATTTTGTTCCTCGTAGTTGTGTTCTAAAACGAAGCAAAATGTCTTTGAAAGCAAATAGGTTATTCTTTGTGTATGGACATTTAAAAACACCGTTGTCTTTTGATAATTGATCAATCACAGATAAATTAAAGCAGACTTTTTGTCCATTTGTATTTATATAATATGCATATTGTCCAATATACTTCTGTTCATTTTCAATAGTAGTAAAACCAATTGGTGTATAGTCTATACCATCGATTGGTAGGTCAGTTAATTTTTGCACTCTATCGGTCTCTAATATACCAGTGCATTGATCTTGAATGTCTGTTTTTAGATTGGCTTTGTTTTTCTGATATACTAAAAACGTATCGTCAGGAACGTTAGGAAAAGGTTCTTTTAATAATGCATTCCAATCTTTTATATTATATGTTTCATCATTTATTAAATCAATCGAAATGCTTTCGTCTTTAGATTTTTCTTTTGATTCAAATAGACCAAATGTTCCAAAACCTTTATCACCACCACCATATACAATAGGTTTGTAAACGTTTTTCTTAACTTTCAATAATTGAGCTCTTCTGTATGATTGTTTATGATGATTACTTCCTCCAATAATAGCATTTGTTCTGGGATAAAACAATTGAATATTAAGTTTAAGTTTTTTCGATATCTCTTCAACATTCTCATGCTCAATATCTATAGTTGTGTTTCCCAGTAAAGATTTCCATTTTTTTATGGTAGTTGTATAATGAGGTGCTTGTAATACATCTTCAAGATTGGTTTTTTTCAATTTGTTCATATATGTAGCTATATACAGAACATCAATAGGTTGCATACTATCAAGCTGTTTAGATGGAAAAGAATAAAAATTTCCAATATGTTTATTAGTGTATGACGTAAGCATTTTATTATAAAGTATATTTTTTGCTTTTGTAAATATAAATGCACAATAATGTAGGTATACTAACGTGTGGGGGTCTATGCCCGGGTCTCAACACTGTTATAAGAACAATAACATTGAAAGAGTTAGAGAATAATAACAATGTTTATGGATTTAAGAAAGGGTTCCATGGATTGAATAATAACATAAAAGATCGCTTATACAAGGAAGATGTATATTTAATTAACGAACAAGCAGGAACTATTCTTGAGACTTCTAGGGAACGTTTAGAATTAAACGAATCATCTTATAGTCTTTCTTACTTGGATAAACTATATTGTATTGGTGGAAACGGAACATTGGCTGCAGGTAAGCTTATAAGTAATAGATACCGCAATGTAAATGTTATAGGAATAGCTAAAACAATTGATAATGATATACATCAATTGGAATCATTTGGATTTCAAACTGCTGTTGAAGAAACTGTAACTTTCATTCATAGAGGCTATGTAGAGGCTACATCAATGAATTGTATCATGTTTGTCGAAACAATGGGAAGAAATAGTGGGTTTTTGGCAGCTTATTCAACCAAAGCCGCAGCTGGTATCGTTGACTTTTGTATGATCCCCGAGATGAGTCCCGACACTTATGAATCATATAGAGCTATTTCTGGAATTTATAGGGTCAAGGGTCATTGTGTGGTAGTTGTATCTGAGGGTTGTGATTATGATGAATTATTCTATGCATTGAATATTGAACATAAAGTGAAAAAAATAGTGCCTGGATATTTAGTCAGATCATGTCCCCCAAATGTATCAGATATCATATTAGCTACAAACATGAGTCTAAACGCAGTAAATAAAAGTGAAACGATGAGTAATTTCATACAGGGTATAGATAATAAACATATACTATTTGAAGATTTTCAAACAGGAGAAAGAAAACTCGATACTGATACAGATGATGATAATATGATAGATTATATAGAGCATTTAAACTCTGGAATATCACGAATAGCAAATCAAAATGGTAAAGATAATAATGATTTTGATGTTGATTTTGTTGACCGAGTATGATTGTTCATGAAGTCAGTCATTCCTTTAGCCAACTGTTGTCTAAAATCGGAATTCTTCATTTGTTGTCTCAATAATTCCACCTTATCTTCTTTGGAAAGATCCGTATGTTTATCAATAGATTGATAGGCTTTCAATAGCATAACTGCTGCTATACAATCATCCCAATCGTTGAAGTAGCATTCAAAAAATGCTTTAAATGTTGGATCATCCATGATATCTCCAACAGTATTCAAAAAATCATTACGATGTGCTAAAGACACATTAGACATTTTTATGATAATAAGTGGAATAATTTTAAATCAACTTCGTCTATAATAACTAGTTTTAAATATATCTTAATTAATAAACATGGAAAAGGTTTCTGTAGTAATTCCAACGTATAATAGATTTAAATATGTATTAAATTCGATAGAATCGATAAAAAAACAGACATATTCTAATTTAGAAATTATTGTCGTGAATGATAAATCTACTCAAAATGAATATTATGAGTATGATTGGCATAAAAACGGTGTGAAAATAATTCATTTGGATGTGAATACAAAACAAAAATTTGGATATGCATGTGCAGGATATGTTAGAAATAGAGGAATTGAAGAAGCTATGGGAAAATACATAGCTTTTTGTGACGATGATGATGTATGGTTTCCAAGAAAAATAGAACTACAAATTCTTGCAATGAAAATGTCCGGATGCAAAATGTGTTCAACGGATGGATTAATTGGTTTTGGAATATATGATGCCTCTAAAAAATATGAAAAATATAATGCCGAACATTGTTTTGATGTTTTAAAACATATTTATGAATCGAAAAATAGTGATTTACTAAAAAATGGATTTCCTGAAGTGTGGTCACAAGATTTTCTAAAAATTCATAATTGTATGATAACAAGTAGTGTTATAATTGAGAAGCAAATATTAGAAAAAATTAATAATTTTAGAAATTTGAAAAATGGAAAAGAGGATTACGATTGTTGGCTAAGAGCATTAGAATATACAAATAGTATTTATGTTGATGATATTTGTTTCTATTATGATTTGAGACACGGAGATGGACAAAACTATTAATGTAAGGGTTTTATGTTAGAAGTTAGAAGACAAGAATCTTGTCATCGTTGTTTGACCTTTAGCTTTTTGGTTAATCTTTGTAATGATAGGGTCAAATATCAAATTACTGACTTCCAACTCTTTCAATGTATTGATTTTATCATTTGTTTTAATGACATCCCCATTATATTCTTTCAAGTATTTCTGTTTCAAATTCTCAAAATACTCCCGATTTTTCTTACAACCTTTTATCTGCTCGACACGTAATGATAACAATTGAGAAACGGGTTTTTGAATCTGATTTGTAATGTAGAAAGCATAATCGATCTTTACATTATTTTTCTGAATGAAATCTGGATTCTCAATTTTGTCTCCTTGTAGTGCATTCTTCTCCTTATTGTATATGTAAACATAAGGAACTCTATCGTTTACTTGTGGTGCAGAACCAGGATCTCTATCCATCATCCTATCAGCCAATACCTTATGAGCAATCTTACTGGGATCTGCATATGAACCTTTCAATGTCTTTGTGATAACTAAATCTTTTATATCAACTTTGCCATCCTCAATATTCTTCAATTGTTTCTTCAGAAACTCAATCGACTTATCCACATTGTTCTCATTGAGAATAATATCGATCATTCCTCCATAAACAGTTTTCAATATATTTGCATTGTCACGCCTTTTTAGAACAATGCCCATTGATTTTTGTTTGAATTTGTTAACATCTTCTTCATACAAGTTGCCAACATATCGCTTTTTTGACATGATAATGAATGGGAAGAATGTCTTCTCATACTCAGCATCATGAGGTGCTTTCAAATGTGGCTTGAAAGCTTTTGATAATTCGATAGACTTATCAATAGATGCTTGTAATCTATCTTTACCCGAAAGTTCAAATCCATTCTCATCTGGTAATGAAATGAATTTAATGAAGATAGAATCTGTATTTTTAACAATCATATTACCAATTCCTGCTTGAAATGTTCCTGCTTCTGTTTCAATATCATAAACATAGTCATCATATGAATCATGAAGTAATTCTATTTTTTTGATTGCATGTGTATTTTTACCATTGTTCAATTTAGAAAATGAAAGTCTAAACAAATTGGGATCGTCTTTGACTGTTTCCACATTAACATTATAACCAAGTTTGGATATGTAGGTGTAATATGCCTGTGCTGCAAGTTGTCCTTTTACATCAATAATATTTGTATGTAATCCGTTTGCAGAAAATTTAGATTTATCATCTAATATAACATCATAAATGTCTTGATGTAACAAATTATCT